GAGGAACATAAAGGTAAAAGGATATTTATTATGGGTGAGTCATTTAATTCTGGACCAAATCCTTTTTTCGTGAGAACTAAAACTATTAGAGCAATAGTGGTTTAATCCCCCTACCCCCTTTTTTATAATTTAGTGCATTAAAATACACCATTTATTACAATTATATTAAAAAACCAATTCTTGAAAGATATAGTGTAGTTTATTGCCCTTTTTGTTTCAAATACCTCCTACCCCTTTTTTATTCTTAGTGTATTTATTGGTATATGGAAAAGGTAATTAGAAAAATCGTCAAGTTTATTTTGGATAAAAAATTTTCAAGGTTTGAGGATGTTGATGTAACAAGCGAGCGAGCCTATTTGGGAGTTAAGAGTGGGGACAATTTGGTTTATAATGTTTTTTTAACTATTGATTATAAAATATATGAAATTGAATATATTAATAATTGGGATAAGATTAAAGATTTGATTCGGGAGTCAATCAAGACTTCAGGAATTAAAAATAAAATTAATATTTATCTCGATTATTCTGACGAACGTTAAATTCTCCTTTTTTTTCTTTTGTTTATATACTTATTGGTATAAACCTTGTTATAATTTAATTATGAAAAAAATACTTATATCTTTTCTTATGATTGGTTTGTTTGGATGCGCTAGCGTTAATGGGCTCACTTCTTGTGACTCAAAGACCGAATGTGTAAAACAAACTGAGTGTTGTGGTATGGACCACTGCGATAAAACAAAATGTGAAGGACAATGTTGTGACAAATCTTGTTGCGGTTAATTGTTTTTTGTAAACTAATTAAAACCCCATCTCTAATAAAGGTGGGGTTTTTTATTTTTAGTATATTTATCATATATGAAAAAGATTGAACAATATCGTGAAAGATTCTATATGTTAATGGAATCTGAAATTGGCGATGTTAAACCTTTGATTAATGAACAACAATGTACGTTGTCTAATTCGGATATTAACTATATTACAAACGAAGTTATTAAATATTTTTCTCCTGAGGTTTTGAATGATGATATAGATATGATGACTAGTGGGTTTAAAGAAAAAATTACCTCTGACTTGGTTATCGGAATATGGGATAATAAAATAAATGAAATAAAAACATCATTAAAAGCCCCATTTGAAAAATATATTTCTGACTTGGTTAGTGGAACCTTTAGGGGTGGGTTATTTGATATTAATGGGTATCTATATGACATGTTAAATAAAATATTTGTACCATTGATTTCTGAATACGATTCTTCTTGGACATACAAGGGGGCCGCAAAAATAGCGGTGAGTAGTAACAATATTGGTGAAATACAATCAAAAACAAAAAATGTTTTTTTGGAAATAATCGATAGATTTCTTGTTTGGTTTAAACTGACAATTTTCAAAGTCCCGCTTAGAGCAATTAAAATTGCAAAAGATTTTAAAAAATGTGACGTTAAGTCTAATCCAAAACCATTTGTGAATATTCCAGATGTTGAGAATTTTAAATCAGGAAATGGGTGGATGATATCATCGCTTAATGATAGAATTGAAGACGCAGCGTAGATTTATTCTTAACTACTTTTTTTTCTGAAAATTATTTCTTATATTTATTTTTATGGAAGAAGAAAATAATATTGGTTTAACTGCGTGGGATAATTTAACCACAACAACTAATGGTGATTACTTAATTGCGGGAGGTAATATTTTATATAATTCATACGCCACATATAGTTCTCCATATGATATGGATTTTAAACTACCTGATATTTTTTTAAAGGTTATTAAATTAATGATTCCTGAAATTAAGAATGTCATTGTACGTAACTCTTCTTTGAATATAGATTCATTGAATCAAATTGGAGAATTAACAATTAACTTGTTTATTGTTTTGGATGAAACATCTTCTGGTGATAAGAACTACGAAGAAAGAATTCGTGATTTGTTTAAATTGACACTTCCAAACATTAACTATGTTACGTTAAATGTTAAACAATTTGATTCTAATAGTAATAAAAAATTTGATGAAATCCTTAAACTTTTTGGTAAATAATTTTTAATATGAATATAGAATTTGAAACCCCCCACCTTGTATTATGTATCAGAAATTATTATGGAACAATGGAAGATGGTCGTGAATTTACCATCATATCTCATAGTAACTATGGTAGTGTATGGATTGAAGACATTGAAACTGATGATGAATTAACCGAAGAAGAACTTGAAGAAATTAGAACAAGTTTCTATCAAAATGTGGATATTGGATAAAAAAAATAATATGAAAAAAGAAAAATCAAAAATGTCAGCACCAAAGAAAGAAAAAAAGAAAAAGGTAACTGAAGAAGTTGCGGTTGAAACACCAAAGACAATTTCAGTTAAAATGGTTGAGTATTACAACACTATGGTTGTGCGAGAACCAGTTCAAATTAATGTTGCGGATTATCCTGAACTAAACGGGATGTCAGAAGAAGAAATGAAAGACTATATTAAAGATAATTGGTCTGACATGAAATCAACAAATGAAGAGTGGTACGACTCCCTTTATGACGAATGTATGCAATCGGATGTAATGAGAGAAAAGATTACAGGTGAAGAACAAGAATGTTATTTTGATTAAATTTAAAACCCCTCGAAATGAGGGTTTTTTGTTTCTATGAAAATGTTGCGTATATTTGTGATATGAAATTATCACCCGAACAACTTGTTAGAGTCGAAGAAACATTGAAGGACTTTATATGTCTTATTCCAAGGTACCTTGAGGTTAAAGGTAACGATAAGCTTTATGATATGTTTCTATCGAGAAACCGTAACCCACTTTTTGATATGACAAATACAAAGTTTTGGGAGACGGGGTTACTATCCAATGGGGCGAAGTATGGTGGTGGTAAAAAAGTTAAAGACCACTACATTCCCCGTAAAATTGCTATGGGTTTTATCATGGACACTCTTGTTTTAAATCCAAACATGTCTGTTGATGATTTTATTGTTTTGTGTAAAAAATATGCATCCACTGTTACACTAACTGAAGAGGAACACAACCTTGTTACAGTCAGAGCTAAGAACACAGGAAGACCTAACTATGAATTTTATTCTTCTTGTGGAATATTTATTGAAGGTATTGATGGTTTAATTATTAATATTTGACACTATGAAAAATTTGAAAGAATCTATTAAAAACATTGTAAGAGAATTTGCGATTCAAAAATCAACTTCTTTTAAAATTACTGAAATTAAATATTTTTCGCCTAATGGAAGAAAAAATGTTCCAAATGGACATATTATGCAAAAAGGTGGGTTTATAAAAGAGTGTATTGATAACAGTAAGAAATTCAAAACTGAAAATTATCAGTTTTTGATAAACGAAGATTTGGAGATTGTTGAAGCAATTCACGACCAACAGTACGGACTATCTGATTACAGAGGTGGAATTATAACCTTCTCTACTGAGATTAATAGTCTTGACATTAGTGATATAAAAATTCTTAATTGGTTTAAGAAAAAATATAAAAGTATTATCAATAAGTTTTTCTCAAAATCAAAACTTAATTCAGTAATTGGTAAATTTAATTCTACCGAAGATAAAAAATTGGGCTCTGAAACAGTTGACGATTATATTGGGGCATTTTCAATTGGTAATTTTTTCTCTGGAAGATATATTGGTGACAATGGAAAGGTTTTCGATGAGAGTTCTTTGACTATTGAAATTAATGGTATCTCATCTAAGGGTTTAATTTATTTGGCTGAAGAAATTGCAAGGGAGTTTAATCAAGAAACTGTTTTGGTTAAAGATTTAAATAAAAATAAAATATTTTTGGTTAGTCAACTTAAGGGTGAATATTACGATTTAACAGATATAAATAAAAAATCAATTTAATTTTTAGTTTTTATATATATTTATATATAAAATATTATTATGAAAAAAGTTGTAAGGTTAACAGAAGCTGATTTGGTAAGACTTGTAAAGAAAACAATACAGGAATCAAAAAGAAAAAATATTAACGAACTTGAATATGTTTACAATCCTGAAGCATTAGAAACTGGTTCGGCTATTGTCACTATGGTGGTTACCGTTTTATCTTTATTGGGAGTTGCTGGCTCACACTATATTAAAGCCATGATTGATAGATTAAGAAAAGAAGGTAGAGAAGATGAAGCACTTGAGGTTGAGTCCGCTTTGGAGCAAGCTCAAGGAAAAGAAATGGAAGGTATGGATGATGAAGATTTTGAATATTAAAAATTAAAAAAATAATTATAGAACCCTGAATTTTTTCAGGGTTTTTTTGCGCAAAAATGAAATGTTATCGTATATTTGTAAAAAAATTACAACAATGAACATCAAACACCGACTGACAGTTACCATGTGGGCACTCCCTTTCACTTTTATCATGATTGTTTTTGGAAAGACTCTTCCAGTTATTGGAGCAGGAGTTGTATTAATGGGTCTACAAATGATTTTGTGGCATAAACTGTTGTCGGAAATTAAATAATCAATTTAGTCTTTTGTTAATTCGAAACTCATTCCCCCTGAAAGTTCAGAAGGTGGGGATGAGTTTTTTGAATTGCTACAAGTTTTACATTTCTTTAATCTGTTAATTGGTAAATTAGAAGAACTTATCAATTTTTTAATTTTGTTTGGGCCTACCCTGTAGATTTTTGCAATCTCACTTATGTTTTTGTTATCCTCAAAAATCAACCTTCTTAAATCCTCAATAGATATATTCATATTAATTAAATATTAATCTATATGAAATACCGGATTACCAAACCACAATTTAACGCTGAGAAATTTTGCAGATATTTGGATTATGGGTTGGAGCAAAACAATTCCAATTCATAAATGAGATGGAAGACGATTAAGATACAAGTCTCACTTTAAATCTTAAAACCCAATTTTTATGATGGGGTTTTTTATTTTGTAATGTATTTATTATTATGAATTATGTAGTTAATAAAGAACAATATGATAAAGTTGTATTTAAATTATTATACAGTCTTTTTGGTAAGTTAACTTATTCTAAAACTGAAGAAAGAGGTTATATAGAAATTTTTGATAAATACGGAAATAACTTCTCTGATATTTGGCTTGACGATGATGGTAGTGCCATCACCAAGGGATGTAAAAATGAATTGAGTTTGCGTTATAACGAATCCTATGATATTTTTAGGTTCTTTCCTGTTGTTAAAAAGAAAAGATTTGCAAAACTATTGGCTCTTTATGTTGAAAAAAATACGGGAATAAAAATTGATTGTGTTAATTATGCAACTGATTTTATAAAAACTAAAGACGATTACGGTGATGATATATTAAACCATTCATCAATTATTTACAGCACCAAGAAAAAGAAATTTAAATAATATTTATTATAATATGGAACGTTCCCAACTTGAAGAATTGCCGGATAAGGCTTTATTTCTTTTTATAAAAAAAATCGAAAATGAAACTGAAATTGATTTGGAGGAAAATCTTTTTGCCAAAACTTGCAACTCAATAGGAAAATTATTTAATATAAGGAATTTAGAATATATTGATTTTAATTACATTGCCGCAACCTACAATTTAAATGTTCCGTCATTTTGGGCAAGTGAAAGATTAACTGGAGAACTAAATAGACCTCAGGTTAAACTTTACGCATTTCAATTCTATGAAAGAAGAATAGAAACAGTTGAAACAACTTATGAATTATATCAAGAAAGTTATAGTGATAAGTTGGTTGAGGATACTATAAAAATACGAGAATATGATGGAAATCTTGAATGGTGGGATGGAAAAGAGGTTGACCGAGATTACTTTGATGGAGAAACCACCGATACTGGATTTGTTAATAACTCAATAAGAGAAGTAAAAAAATAATGTATTTATAAAACTTTACTCTATATGATATTTATTAATTATGAGGGATTTAATATTTAAAGTTCTTAGAGAAGAGGCTGAGATGGCCGAAATGGGCATTAAGGTTAGCCGTTTAAAATCCCTGCAACCAAAACAGTATCTTGTTAAAACAACAAAGAAAGAAGAAAGGGCGGCCGAAGAGAAAAAAAGACTAAAGACAATAACTGAAAAAGTTAATACACTATTTTCCCAAATTTCAGACGACCTTAAAAATTTAAACTGGGAGGATATATATCTCCACCCAAAAGGCGAGTTCTTTTATGTTATTCTTCCATCAAAAATTAAAACAAAAATGAAAAGACTTGTTGACCTGTATGGTGAGCTCGTTGAGAATGATTATCCAATAAATTTGGTTTCACCAAGGGAAAAGATTGAACAGTTATATTATGATTATTTTGACTTTTTGGAGAATGATTTTATATATGTATATGTTGACAAGCCAAGAAATAGAACTCACTTCCCAAAGGGACTTCCAAATAGTTTATTAGGATATAACATTGGTATTAAGATTTATAAACAAATGCTTAATACATTAAATTTTATTCAGTCTGAGCCAAACGCCACTAAAGAAGTTCAGGCAATTTATAGAAAATTAATTGAATCTCCTGATGTGAATTGTGTTATTTATAAAGACCTTGTTTTATTAATTAAAAAGAGTATTACAAAGGACGAAAAGATTAAGATTGTTGGGGAAAGTATATATGAAAGATATCAAACAAGACCAACAAGCAAGAAACTCGTAATTAATCAATCTATTGTTCTTGATTCAAGTCTGATGAGAGAGATTGGTGAGAATAGATTACAGTCAATGATTGATGACATTTATTATTATTCAAAAGATAATTTTAGAGTCCCTTTTGAGGACACGGACTATGATTATTTTTAAAAAAAAATGACATGAAAAAAGTTATATTATCAGAAGAAGAAAAAAAAGAAATTTTACAATTACACTCATTTAAAAGAAAAATAAATGAGTCTGTATTTTTTGATAATTTTGAGGCATGGGCAAATAACGGTAATATAAGATTTAAAAAAGATGGATGGCAGGAGTTTGAATACAAATTATTATATGGCTGGCTTGGTATTAAGGTAACTGATGTTAAAAAAATAGATGGTAAATTTGCAATATCTTGGGAAACGGTTGGCGGTTCAGGAACAAGTCCTTTAAAGGATGAAAACTTGAAATTGATTCTTAAAAAAATGCCATACACAAACGAAATAGAATTTACTTCGTCCGATGGGAAAGAATTAACTTTAGAAAAAGTATAATAAATTTCAATAATATGAGGACATTACTTTTTATATTGTTTTTTATTCCATCAATTTGTTTTTCCCAAACAGAGTTCAGGGTCAATTACAATAAAATCGTAGACTTTGACGGTAAAGTAAGGAAAGAGGTTAAAGCAAAGGGAACTTGGTATCTTATTCAAGATTCGGTACTGGTACAAAAATACGATATAGATTCATTAATTTACAACGTAATAGGCGTTAAAGGTAGGCATGTTTATTATAGAAATGATTTTAATGAGACTATTGAAGTTGTATTTATGAATGATATGGTTACAGTTAGAAGTAATTTAAGGCCGAAACAATATATAATTTTTAGAAAAAAATAATATGAAACAGAAAATTAAAAAGAAACAACCTTCATTCTTGGTTAAAATGTTTATGGACGAGAATGATATTAATGAAAAATCAATTGTTGGTTTTGGTGCATTTATTATGATGGTAGTTTGTCTCGGAATTGACATTTACACAGGATTCTTCGGAATGAAATTTCCAATTAATGAATTTGTATTTGATGGATTCCTTTATATAACTCTTGGGGCCTTTGGTATTGCATCAATTGACAAATATGTAACGGCAAAGAAGAAAATAAATGAGGTTACTGAAGACGAAGAAGAAATAACTGAAGGATGAAAATCGTAATAACTGAATCACAACTTAAAAAAATTATAGCCGAACAAAAAGTTTTGAGCTTTCAGAATTATTTTGATAAGTTGATGAATGAAAAGGTTAAGTTCGAAATGGATGTTAATATACCTGAAATTAATCTAGGTGAAGGAATTATTCCAGTTGGTGATTTTATGTTAAAAATAAAAAATTCACCGTTCAAAATAACTTCGTTCTATGTTAATAGTGAAGGATATAATTTTCCAGTTGTTCCGGCTTCTTTTACTTTGGAGGGTGAAGGTAAATCAATAACTTTGAGCACAGAGCCATTTAATAATGTTAATGGGGTTACTATGTTAAAATTAACAAAATCTTTAGGCGGAAAAGAAAAACAAACACCAAAAGAGATATGATGGAATTTGAAAGTGAAGACATAAAACAAGAATTTAATAGAGTTGAATCCTCAATTAAAAGGTTTATGAAAAAACAATATTGGTGGATTGAGGACCTTAGTATTGATAAAGATTCATTTGAAAAAAGTAAAAAATCACATAGTAAAATAAAAAAATATAAATTAAATCTTGTCATTGATATAAAAAATGTAGAATGGTTAAAAGAAAATGAAGGGGATTTAGATAGAGCCGAAGAACAATTACAATTATTGTTTAATAATGTTTTAGAATCTCTATCTAGTTTTGACATTACGAAACCATCCTTTGCTATGTTAGATTTGACACCAGTAATACAAGGTTCAATGTAGAATGATAGAAAAAGAGAAAAAAATAGCAGTTCAAAAATATATTGATACAATGTCTAAAAAGACAGGTATTGAATATATGCACACTCAAGAAGATGGCTCCGATTGGGTTGGAATAGTAATTGATGTTTCAAGATACGACAAGAATTCAAAAAAATATGATGAAGAATATTTTAATAAAATATATTCTGAACCAAAAGGATTTTTTCAATCAAGAACTTGGAAGCTCGGTGAATTTATTAACACAATGAAACGACTATTATCAATTGATGAAAATAATAATGTTAAAAGATGGTTTGACTTTAAAAATTACAATCATTTAGATAAAGTATCAGACGATATTAAAGATGTAATTAAAAAAACCAAATTCCCACAAACACAATTTAGATTTGAGACTGAATTTGATGAACCAATTATAAAAATGAGATTTGGTAATCTTCCAGCTGGGGATAGAAATACATTTTCAGAATTTATTGACGAATTAAAACAACTAGTTGATTATGATTTAGACGTTTATCGTTGGGTTTATAGTACCGGACCAATAAGATAAGATTAGTTTAGTTAATCTATTTATTTTAAATAAAGTTAATTTAAAATTTATTTTAAAACAAGTATTATGACACAAGAAGAAAAATCAAAAGTATATTCATCATTATTGTTCCAACATGATAAATTAAGCAATCAAATTAATAACATCAAATCAGAGTCTTTGGACATGGATGAATCCCAAATGAGAAGAATAAGAGATTTACAAGTAAAACAAGGACAACTTGTTGAACAAATGCAAAGGTTAATGTATTAATTTTTTTACTTTTCATAATATTTATAAAATAAAAAATGTCAAAAAGATTTATTGTAACCGAATCAGAAAAAAGTAATATACGTAAAATGTATCTTAATGAGTCATTTAATCCTAAATGGGTTGCCGAACACTTGGATAAATTAAAAAATCAAATTATATTGGTTTTTTTTGGTGAAGAAAAGCCCGATGAATATGATGTCCAAGATAGAACGGCTTACCAAATAATGAATGCGGACTATGTTGAGAATAAACAACATTTTTTAATATCCTGTAGAAAATATAAGGAATCAAAGGGCAAAGTTGGGGCATCAAATTGGTTCTCAAGTCCCCAATTTATTTTTCAATGTAGTAACACAGGGTTACAAAAAGCGGAAAATGGAAATTTAGTTCAGAATGAAGCATCTAGACAGTACTTCGCCGAATTTGAGGACGGAATTGGTCCTGATATTACGTACAGTTTAAAAACAGAAAATTTTGATGACATCATAAGTTATTTACAATTTATATGTGAAAAAAGCAAATAAAAAAAACCCCTCTTTGAGGGGTTTTTTGTTGTTAACTATTCTATTTAGTTTACTGAAACAACTTCCAAATCAAAAATCAATTTTTTACCTGCCAATGGATGATTCACATCCAATACAACGGTAGATTCTTTAACTTCTTTTACAGTTACTTGAATTGGCCCGTACTGATTTTGACCCTGAAGCATGTCACCCTCTTTAATACCCTCAGGTACTTGTGTTAGAGCAACTTCTTGAACCATCTGTTCATTAACTTCACCATAGGCATCCTTCGGTTCAATTTCGATTGTCTTTTTTTCACCAACTGACATTCCCATAAGTCCATTTTCAAAACCTGGAATTAACTGACCCTGACCTAAAATTGCTGTAAGAGGGTTACGTCCTTCTTGAAGTGATGTGTCGAAGATTGTGCCGTCTTCTAATCGGCCAGTGTAATTAACGGAAACACTTGCTCCTTCTTTGATTTGTTCCATTTTTATAATTTTTATTAATGATACTAAACTTTTTCTAATATATCAACAATCCATTCAGGTTTATAACCATTTTTCCAAACTGCAAATCCCATCTTTGCTCCACGATAATAATTTCTGTATGACTCAACTACGTCACTTACTTTATATTCATCAGGCATTGCCTTTGGTGGTTCAGTAAACCCTATGTCTTTAATTTTTGGTTTACTTATTAAACACCATTCAATAACATCTTGTGATTTATGACGTTTTTCGTATCTATAAGTGTATTCTTTACAAAGGGCGAGTCCTAACTCACAAAGATAAAGATAGTTGGATAATGAGGTTCTGGTCCATATAGAACATGGGTGATTCTTATGGGATAACTTGTACGGTACTTGGGGGGTGACTTGGGGGGTCATATGATGTACACCACACAATAATTGAGCAGTCTCAAGAATCATTTTAACCACATGTTTATCACAATGGTCTTTTGCACATTTATTTACATCCCAATCAAGAAAAAATATGTTCATAGGGTACAAATATACTAAATAAGAAGATATTTATAAAAAAAGTTTTAATGAAACATTTATTAAAAGAAGAACTTAATCAAATGAAATACCTTTTTGGGTATGAAAGAGGTAAAGTTATTTCAGAACAAAATTTATTAACAGAAGATTCTAAAACACTTGATTTATTTGAGAGTACTTTGCCTGAATTTTGGGGTGATGATTTTATATACGGAACTACTTTTTCTGAAGAATCAATAGGCGGAATGGTCTATTATATTGCAACAGAACCCGACGGAACAAAGTATTATTTTTATTATTACTCTAGTGGTAATCCTGATAATACATACTTTAAATTTGTGCAATATCAACACAATGAGGATATTTTAACTGCAGATAACCAACCACAAATACAGTCACAGGGTCAAGAACAGGGTGGGGGAAAGTTAACAACTGACAAAGCTCAGGAAATGAAAAAGAAGGCTTCAAAGATACTTCAGGAACTTATAGATAATGCGGGAGATAGTCCGGCAATAGGTTTTGACTTTGGAATAGCAAAGGGTCAAAAGAAAACAAAGTGGGAAGAAAGTAAGAAAGAGCTTGATGCGACTCCAGATGATGATTTATGTTCATCAGATAACCAAGCTAAAGTTAAATCGAATCTTATAAGTGCTGAGAAAGATATGGGTAAAAACGGTAAACACCTAACAGATAATGAAAAGGAACTGTGTCAAGAATTGATAGACATGTTAAAAGAATTCCCACAATATTGTAAAACAACAGGAGGAGAAAGTAATCCAATTCAAGGGTCAACACAATCTGATTTGGGTAACGCCCCTAAGGATATAATTAGTCAAATAAAAGAAGTTGAAGATGATATCTTAAATTCAGTAACTAAAAAAGATGTTAAAGATGAACTAACTAAGGAATTAAATACTGATAGAGATAATAAATCTATTGGAAAAAGTACAAATCAAACTATTGCATATAATAAAGCTCAAGATAATTTGTTCAAGAAAAAAAACAAAAAAGAAATCGAATTTAAAGGTTTTATTAATTTAATGACGAGGTTAGATAATGGGACTTACTATACGATATATGGACCTATATCATAAAAAACCCCTCTTTTGAGGGGTTTTTAATTTAATTATATTTCTTGTAATTGTTCTTGTTTCATTAACTCATATGCTCTTGCAAGACGAGTCATTCCAATTCCTCCACCAAAACGAGGGAAGAAATCAAATGATAAAAACTCCTCAAGTTCTTTTTCAACTCTTTCTTTTCCAAATAATTCAAAAAGTTTATTGGCATATCCACCATTTTCAATTGTGTAGAACATTTCTTTCATTTTTTCCACATCACAACTTCTTTCGGCTGAACCAATTGTTTCTTGACCGTACATAATCACATCAACTTTATTGAAGATTCCATTTGTTCCGTGTTGCATGTTCCAAAATGGGTTGGTTCTTAGTGGGAAATGTTGGAGAGATACTACCGAACCTTTCTCTTTCCACATTCTCTGTTCGTGCTCATCTTCCAAAATAGATACTCCACCATATTCAGCACATACTCCTTCATATGTTTTATTAATAGGTTCATCAAAACCAAGATACTCAAGTAGTTCTTCTTCTAACTTTAACAAATCTTTCATTGTTCCCTTTGATTCAAATTCAAACATTGGGAAGATTAATTCGTGACGACCAGGAATTGGATTTTTTTCTTGACGATAAGAAGTTGATATACAATAAACTCCTTCCCACTCAGGATTTTTCAATAATTCATATTCTAGCCACATTTGTCCTGTTTGTGGTAATGGCCAAATTTCACCCTTATACTCAAATGTTGTGATTGAGTGTGGATTTTCACATGCGGCAAGAATTGATAATCTTGATTGTGTTGGAACTTCTTTAAATCCTTTTGATTGGAAGAATGTTCTCATTTTTTGAACTAACTCGTTGTAAACTTCTGTGTTTTTCATTTTTTTTTATTTAATTTATTTATGGTTTATTTATGAACAGGGCAAAAAAAATCCTGACAAATGTCAGGATTACAATGAAAATGAAATATTATAATTTATTCGCAATTTTCTTTTTTCTTTTCTCACTTTCATTAATTTTAAATATATCTATTTTTAAAAAAGTAATCAATACTTACATAATATTTATATAAAAAAGTTTTTATATGAGAAGCCTGTTAACAGAGGTAGAAAGAATTAGACAAATGATTGGTCAACCATTAAATGAAATGGCAAAACCATCTGAGCAGTACATTAAATCTATACAGACAATTTTAAGCTCCAATGGTCTTTTAAAAAAAGAGGCCGAATCACTTCTTAATCAAATTATTGAACTTGCCGATGACCAAATTATAAATTTTGATTTGTTAGAACACGGAGTTAGAAACACATTACTTAAAAAAGGTGATAAGTATAAATCTATTGTTAAGTATTTTGAAAAAGTTCTTAGTTCTTTACAGAATAGAGAAGCAGACTCATATGAAATTGAGCCCGAACAAGATGATTATAGCTTTGAACCTGAGGAACCATCAATTTTAAAGAAAAAAGTATTCAGAAAAGAATTATATTATTTACAAGTGGAACTTCTTAAACTCCAAGAATGGTTAATGGAGACAGGAAAAACGGTTATAATTGTTTTTGAAGGAAGAGATTCGGCAGGTAAGGGCTCAACTATTAAAAAATTCACTGAAAATCTTAATCCAAGATATTTTAACATAATTGCTCTTGGTATTCCATCTCCTGAGGAAAGACAAGATTGGTTTGGAAGATATAAAAAATACATAAAACCTGGTATGATTAACTTCTTTGATAGAAGTTGGTATAACAGAGGTCTTGTTGAGCCTGTTATGGGATATGGAACAGAAGAAGAGTATGAACATTTTATGGAGAACGTTGAAAATTTTGAAAATGAGTTAGTTGAGAAAGGAGATTATCTATTTAAACTATGGTTTTCAATTGATAAGGAGACTCAGGCAAGAAGATTTGAGATGAGACAAAAATCTCCACTAAAATATTGGAAATATTCCCCAAATGACGCTAAAATGCAAGATATGTGGGAAAGGTTCACAGAATTTAAACAAAGATTATTTGATAAGACATCTACAATAAACCACCCTTGGATTGTATTGGATGCGAATGATAAAAAAGTATCGGGATTAAATGCAATTAGATATGTGTTACAAAACATCCCTTACGAAAATAAAAATGAAGAGTTATTGGATAAGGAATTCCCTGAAGCAATGACCGTTTTAAAACCTGAATCAAATGAAGATAATTGATATTTTACAAAAATTAGTTATCGAACAGGGCGGTGAAGGCTCCGACCCAAAAAATCCTGATGTTTATCCTGACCAAGATGAATGGGGAATGGACGATGCTTGGACTTGGGATGAATGGAAAATTTATTATGATGCTCTTGTTAAAAAATATGGAGAAACTTTTGCTAAAAAAAGGTTTTTAAATTATTGGGAGGTAGTTCAAGAAGGGAATGGAGTTGTAGGTGATGATGGGATGGACCCTAATTGGTTTAAACAAAAAGGTATGTGGAATAATTCTGCTAATAGACCTTACTATGCAATAGAATTTACAAAAACTATAGAAAATCAACCTAAAGTGGTTAATAAAGCAAGTTCAAATGTAAATAAACAAAATTTGAGTTCAAATGTAAATAAAAACGATTTGGAATCTGTTATTGCTTGTTCAGGATACGGAGCAGGGACTCCTGAATTCAATTTGGCTATAATTATGGCCACACAAGAAGGTTGGATAAAAGATTCAAATCAAGGTAAAGGTAGTAGAAGTTATAGAAATAATAACCCAGGTAATTTAGATTATTACGATGGATTAAAGTTAATTGATTCCGGAGTCAAGAAAGGAACTAAATTGGATGGCTCAGTTGATAGATTTGCAGAATTTAGTTCTCCGTGTTTAGGTGCTAAGGCATTAATAGAAGAAAAAATATTGAAGTGGTCTAGAGGAAATATGCCAGTTTACGGTTCGGCACCAGGTTATAAAGCTGGTAAGATACCTACATTAAAACAATTTGTATATACTTTTGCGCCTCCTATAGAAAATGATAGTGACATGTATATAGACTTTATTAAAAATTCTTTAGGAGATTGGATTACTCCTGATACATCTATGGCAGAAATTTTGCAAACTTAATATATTTATACAATATGGGAAAGCAAATTAAATTAACAGAAAGTCAATTAGATAAGATAGTTAATCGTCTAATGAACGAAAATGCAAGATATGTAATGTCTTTTGATGAATTTATGAGACATAAGAATAAAGACCAGCAATATACTTGCGGATATGAAAATAAATGTTTTCTAGTTCACGATGGAAACTACCAACTTGATTTAGATGACAAATTTCAAGAAAAACACAAAATCCCAAATGGAGTAGGTGGAACTATCTATCACGATGGAAATAACGTTTATTTCTGTCCTAATTTTGGTGATGACAGACCACAAAGAACAATTCAGGTTTTCTAAATTTTAATTTCTAAAATACTAAAACTGCGAGGTTCTTCGGTATTCCATTGGTGGTCAATTGAATATTCTTTACTTTTTAAGTTAAATCTTATACTCCCTTGAGAGCCCTCGTTAATTTCCCAACCACTAAAGTCCTCAAGAACTGAATAACAATAATCCTCAATCCCTGATGGTGTTGGAACTGTATCACCACCAAGTTCCATATCACTTTCAACATATCCACTATCCCCACCACCAGTATATGCGCATACTATTTCAGTTACAGAATATTCTTTAAAGATTTTATCAAAAACTTCTTCAGGAATTTCTCCACTACTTCCAGTTTCATCATGTCCAGTAACTGTAAAATTACAATTAACATCAATTGTTTGATTAAGACATTCAAAATCAAAATCTATTGAAAAATATTCAACATCATTATTTATAAAATCTTCATCATTAAATTCATCTGTGTTAATATTATCTAATATTCTTTCCATTAGTAACTCAACTGGTTTGAATTTTTCAATTATTCTTCCATCAACATAAACATCACCTCCATAATTAAAACTGCCATATTCAAAATAACAAGTTGCATATGCGTTGGTTGACCCGAAACTTCTAATATAAATAAAATATCGTGATAAGGATTTTTTTTCCTCAGGTGTTAATTGTATTTCCATATCTATAAATATTATTTGTCTTTGTTTATTTTTATTGTTTTCATCATCCATTTGGGTCTTTCTTTATTTTCCAAAGACTCTATCCATTCTTTCGCGGTTGGAACATATCCATCACAATCTTCCCTGACGTGCATTTCCCCAACGTATCTTGTGTAAACTACTTTACCATCAGAATTAATAAATGACTGGCCAAATATCTTTTCCATTTCAAATATTCCTTCAGCATGATGACGGAACATTCTATGAATTGAGTGACAAATCCACCCCTTTGTCTCATCAAGCCAATTATGCATGGGCAAATAATCTTCAACTTTTCCACCCCAAATTTTAACTGAGGATTCTGCATGTTCAACTGGATGAGCCATTTTCTATTTGTTTTATTGATGATGTTATTTGTAATTCTTTACCTAACGCAAATAATCTAAAAGAATCCATTACAAGTTGCTCAAGAGCAAAAGGAAATAAATCAAGATGCTTATCAACATCTTCAACATAAAGTGTAACGGAACAAGAGAAGAATTTCCCGTTTGTTGAATATGTAAAATCTTCAACAATAACTTTTGACTCTTTCCCAAATAACTCATTTAGTTCTCTTTTATGGACTTTATTTATAGTTGTTTGAATATGTTTTTTCAAGTTTCAAATCCATTTTAAATAAATTAATTCTTTTATTAACTACAATTTTTATATAGTGTTTAATGTCTTTTTTAATTTTGTCAAAATTTATTTCGGTATTCTCTTTGAATATTGGAGCCTGTAAAAAGGTTTGAGGTATTCTATAATCCAAAACAAAAAGTTCCCGCAATGTTTCAGTTAATTTAAATTTTGTATTAAATTCTTGTGAATCTACAATGATTAATGTATCAACATCTATACGGTCCTCAATATATTTTAATGATGTGACATCAATCCTATCTACTAGATTATATTGAGATGCCACATATTTATTTAAATAATACTCAAGTAATATTCTTCTATCCATCTTTGTAATGAAATATAGTGCAGAAAAAGAACAATTTCAAAAAGTTTTTGGAGGTATCCTAAAAAGAAAATATAAGTGTATCAAATCGGTAAATGTTGATGATGAAGAATTTGAAGAGTCTTTTGGTTCAGAAGGGTGGGCTCCATCATTTGATGTTTATGTAGAATGGAATGTTAGGGAGGCTTTAGAATATGATGAAAGTTTTGATAATTTATCATTACTTGGCTCTGAAATACTTTATAATATGTTTAAAAAAAGAGCCGTCCCTTGGATTAAACTTAAATCAGAATTAAATTAATTATGAAAATTAATATTAAGAATAATAGTACAGAAAATGATACTAAGACAACTTGGATATCTGAGTTTTTAAAGTTCTGCCAATTAAATTATCCATTAAAAAATCAAATTAATTTTGTTTTGGTGGATAATTCAAATACCGATTTCTTCGCAGATAAACACATTATACAATTAAAAAATAAAAATTTAAACGATTTATTTGTTGAAATATCTAACAGATGGATTGATTTATTCTCTGAAGAAAAAAAAATAAAATGTGTTAACGGGGAAAGAGAGTTATGTGTTAAATTTTTTGTTAAAAAGTTTCCCCAAGTCCAAAATAATTTATATATTTAGTCATATGAATGACCATTATATTAAGATAAACAAGTGTATTGAATCTTCAAAAACAAAATCTCATTTTGATTCTTGTGAAAAACTAATTTCTAATTTTGAAAATTTATTTTGTTCTAAGAAATCTAAAAATAAAAAATACACTAAAGGTCTTATAAAAAATTTAATTCACCATTTGTCTTTGGTTAAAAATAAATTTTATTAAGGTTTAAATAACAAATTTTTAGCACTTATTTTTGGAGCCTGTTTATTTAAAATAATTGCCATTTCGGTAACTACAACTACAGCGGCAACTGGAATCCACGCTCCTGTTACAACTCCTGTGATAGCACCGACGATTAATATTCCCTCACCGATTGCAATTCTTTTCCAAACCACTCTTTTATTTTTTTCTTGTTCGGCTTTTCCAACTGCTAATTTCTTTTCAAATTTTGCTTGAGCCAAAGTATCTTCTAGAATATGAGCCTCATCTTCCAATTTATTATAATTGTCGTATAGACCAAAGAATGCCTCACGAGACAATAAAAGTGCCTCGGTGCAGTTATCTGCGAACTTGAACATTGAATCAAGGTTTGTCTTGTAATACTCCTTGTACGCCAAGTTCTTTAATACTTCTGCCTCCTGTCTTTTTGTTAAGAATATCCCAGTATCCCCTTGGTATACTATCCTCTTGGGCATAAGGTGTTGTTGCCCATAGGCTGTCACGCTGCTTATCACTATGGCGAGGTATATTAACAATTTTTGTAATAATTTTTTCATTTTCTGTTGTTATGTTTTGAATTAATAATGTTTGTTGCTCGTCGTACTTTGATTGGACTTTTATATTTTTATCCACCAAAAGATTAACTGAGTCTCTCAGGTCCTTAATTACTTGAGACCTTTCAACCTCAATGGTTTCAATTAGTCGGTAACGATTCTTGAAATTATACCAAAGTAAAAATACAAGAAGTAGAATTACCAAAATGTACCAGTGTTTTTTTAATATCTGTATCATTTTCATAAATTATTCAGTTGGAGGTATGTCATCTTCATTTTTATTTTTTCTTTTACTAAATATGTTTTCCATAGCTGTTAGACCCATACCACCTCCCGAGATAAGGGCTAATCCATCAAACATAAACTCAGGTATAGTTTTGCCTAAGAATGTAGCAATATAACAAAAAATTATGATATTGACAATAGCAATTACCGCAACTACTCGTTTTGAGGATACACCACTACTACTAGAAAACATTTTAGAAAAGAACCCTTTAATAGAATCTTTACTCATAACTTTTGAATTTTATTTTTATCTACCTTGACCTCTATAAGGTTTTTTGTAATTCTTTGATGTTTTATTTGATGTAAATTTTTTAGAAGAGTGACCTGCCTTTTTACTACCAAAAGTAACTTTTCCTGCCCCACTTGTTTTTGATGTTTTTGTTGACATAATATTGTTGTTTATCTTATAAATATTCAAGTATTTATTATTGATAATTGGCTTTAAATTAATTAAGCATAAACGTTAAATTTAACTCAATGAATAATGATAACTTGGAGAAAGACGCTACGCAAGAATCTGGCGACGATGTTCCTCATAGTGGCAACATTTTTCAACCCACTTGGATTCGATGTATTATTCAAAATGGTAATGGACTTAACAGGTTCCTATTGGACTACTACTTTCATTTTTTATTGCGTCTCAGCATTCTTCTTTGGGTTATATTTTTTATTCAAAAAAGCATCTAAATGAATATTAATTTATTAGTAAAACAAATTTTACAAGAGGCAGCAAAAGTAAGAGAATCTATGGTTATAACTGAAAATGTTGATGTAACCGATAATTTAAAATACCATATTGAAAATCAAATTCCACTTTCTGAAAATGTATTCAGAAGTCATTCTGATTCATTCTTTAATTTAATTAATGAAGTTAGATACCTTTATGAAAATGGTATGATTGAATTAAGTGAAAAAGATGTTGAGATAGTTGAAAGTGATTTGGGTAAAAAGGCAAAATTGTCTAATGGTCAAGAAGTTTATTTGGATATTCCTGTTATTGAAGAAGATTTAAATGAGGCCGAATATAAAGGTAGAAAAGTTCAGGTTGGAAGACCGATGAGAAATACTGGTGGTGGAAAAAAATATGTTGTCTATGTTAAAAATCCATCTACAGGAAAAATAAAAAAGATTTCATTTGGTGATGTAAGTGGAGGATTAACTGCAAAAGTATCAAATGCGAAGGCGAGAAAGTCATTTGCCTCACGTCACCAATGTGAGAAAAAGAAAGACAGAATGACTGCTGGTTATTGGGCTTGCAGAATTAACAGATACGGTCACCTATGGGGTGGTAAAACATATCCAGGTTTTTGGTAATATGAATCTTCCATTTCGGCAAAATGATTTAACAGAAAATGTAAAAATTAGGACATTTAGTTCTGATACAGATTCTGGTGAATATACTTGGCATAGAGACAGAGAAGACAGAGTTGTTGAACTTATTGAAGGTGATAACTGGTACATCCAACTTGACAATGAATTACCAAAAAAATTAGTTAAAGAAAATAAAGTATTTATTCCAAAAGGTGTTTATCATAGAGTAATAAAAGGGGAAGGAGACCTTAAAGTAAAAATAGAATTTGTAAATGTATAACGAATCACAACTAAAAGTTGCTAACCTTATTTTAAAAAACAAAGTCTTTAAATATGAAAAGACTAAAGGAACCTTTGAAGGATTTACATTTTATTTTACTGCGAAAGTTACAGGACAAAGAATTATGTATTCTATGGGAGAGCCGTTCCCAACCATTCAAGTTGATGTTAAAATAGTTAAAATTGAGGGATTAGGGGCTAATGTATTTAAAGCCGCCAACCACCTTAGAAAAACATTTAATAGAGTAGAAATGTTAGGTACATACAGTTTTAACAATGGTATGGACTATATTATGGGGTATATTGGAAGTGAACTAAGTCAAACATTTAAAGTGTTTGATAATAATGTTTCGGTTCAAGTTGAAAATATGACAATACCTGACGATGTTGAGATTCTTGATGGTTTTGATTTATATAAGAAAAAAATTACAGAATCAAGAATTCCAAGAACTATGGTTAGAGGAATAGTTCAGAAAATTGTTAATATTCTTAAAAAGAAAGAACAAGGAGAATACAACATACCTTTTATGGTTGGTGGAGAAGAATACAATGTAATTGTTGATGTTAGGTTTAATAATCAAATTGAATCCGCAAGAGACTTTGATTTACAACCATATTATAACCAAGATACTGGTGATGTTGAAATTCTAATACAAATTGACCCTGAAAGACTTGAGAAAAATTTATTTGCAATTATAGGTGAGTTAAATGATGATATGACTCACGAAATGCAACACTCAAGGCAATCTGAAGAAGGTAGATTAAGTGACGATGAATTTGATGGAAGTAATTTTGAATACTTTATGCAACCTGATGAAATCGAAGCTCAATATTTTGGATTAAAACAAAAGTCAAAATCTATGGGATTACCATTTGAAGATGTAATCGATGATTGGTTTATTTTCAGACAAGATAAATTTGGTTTGACTGATAACGATGTTGCAAAAATTAAGAACGCGATTCTTCGCTTTCGCCCGTCCCAACTTTCTTAAAAAACTTTTTTAAAAAGTTTCTTATTGTAGTAGCACTTAAAGCGGTAACACCAGACATAGCAATTCTTTCGGCAATTTCTTGAATATTTTCTGAGTTAATCTCACCACTTGTTGCATAACCATTTAAAATACCTATAATTGGAATTAGGAATGTAAAACTCGCAATTGCAAGTAGATTACCAAACGTTAATCCTACTGACTCCAAAAATCTAACAAGAGCATTTTTTAATTCGCTCCCCTTATCAAGAGCTGATTCAAATACCGGAATTAAACCTTTTTCTTTAATTTTAGAAACTAATTCAGCAATTAAATTTTCATTATTATAAAATAAAGTCGCACATACTCCAACAGCAATTAGATTTATATTATCATCAGTTATTTCAACATTTTGGTCTTGAATATATTGAGTTAGCGGGCCCATAAAACCACCAATTGTCACACTCCAAGTAAGAAGAAATTTCAAATCAAATTTCATCATTCTTTGAGTGTCTTTTAGATTTTCTTTCCCGATTTGAGAAATATTTGACAATGCTTTTGACAAATCACCCATAAGTGATTCAGTTATAAGTTTCCTTTGAATGTCCTCAGAAATTGTAATTTCCATAATATTTATAAATATATGAAAGATAAGATTAATCCAAGATTAGAAGAAGGTGATAGAATAGTCATTATTATGATGCCAGGTGAAACTGACATATCTTATGGTGATAGAGGAACCGTTAGTAAAGTTAACCACGCAAGTTCATTTATACAATATTTTGTAGATTGGGATAAAGGTAGTAGATTAGCACTCATCGAAGATTTAGGTGATGAGTCAATCACTGGTGATAGGTGGATGAAGGAGGATGTTTTTGACATTTTAATGAAATTAAAACAAAGAAAGAACTTGGGAGAATCTGAAGAAGAAAAAATGAAAAAATTTATGTCAAATATTGAAGTTTTTAGAACATTCGATAGGGCCTTTTTATTTTCATTTTTAGGAAAACTAAGAGAATCAGGTATTACAAATATGCTTGGAGCGGCTCCATATCTTTATCTGGGTTCAGATAGAATTGCCAGCGTACACAAGTATGATGAAAATAAGGATGAAGAAGCCTTTGATGAGCTTGTAGAAATGGCAGATGAAGCTAAAGACAAAATGATTCAGGGGGCAGTTAAAGTCCTTGAAAAAGAAGGGAAGGAAATTACCGTTGAAAGTGTTTCTCGGGTAATTAAAAGATATTCATCTAAAGTATTAGATATGTGGATGACCACTTATCACTAAAAATATCGGGTTTAGCTCACCGAAATATCCGCCCAATATATTGTAATCGTAATACTCTAAAGCCTCTTCTTCAGACATTTCCTCAGATAATTTTTTAATTATCATATCTTTAGAATATACGATTTTATTACCTTCTCCAAACTGCTCAGAGATTCCAACAATACAATCATCAAAATTATCAAGGATTATTGCTCCTTCAGCGTATTCATCCAACATACTTCTTTCCATATTCTTCAAGTGTTATACCTTCTTCGTCTTTACTACTTATAACCAATTGTATATCCCAACCTGATAGGTATTTTGTAATTGTTTCTTTAACATCAGGGACTGAATCCCACTTAATACAAACTTCACTTTCTTTATTGTAGTCATTATCAACAAGATAATTTACAATAGTTCCTGACTTTAATGTTAAAAATCCGTGAGCGCAATGATTGGGAACAAAAACAGCCTGACCTGGTTCTAACATAAACTGATAAACGTCTCCAAATGTTTCAGGTCTTAAATCGACCACAAAATCGATAATCGCTCCTCTAATTACTGAGAGTTTTTTAGTTTGTTTGTGTCTACCACTTTGTAGGTGTAATCCTCTAAAAGTGAATATATTATCATTAATACTAATGTTAGACTGCATCCAATCGCCAAAAAGTTTAACTGGTGCAAAACACCCCCGATGGTCCTCAAATACGGGAGCGTCAATTTGAAAAGGTTCTAAACTCATAAACAATTATAAATCAATTTTTGTAAAATGAAAATACCAACATATTTATTGCAAAACATTTTATAATGAGAGCATACTTTTTAAACATATCTGAAGAAGAAAGAAAATCAATCCAAGAAAAGCAAAGAAGCGCTTATGATGGATATAAAACATTACAACCTGAAGGTAATATGACACCTCTTAACGTGGAAAATTTGGCTATGGACGAGGCGGGTGTTACTGTTAACAATAAAAACGAAGTAACTGAATACAAGAATACAGGTATTAACAATCCGATAAAAAAAGTTTGTAAAAATTGTGGAACTGAAATGAAAGAAGGTGAAATGTGTGAGATTTGTGAGATGAAGAGTGTAATGAATGAAGGTAAAACTTGTGAAAAATGTGGAAAAGAACTTGCTGAAGGAAAGATGTGTGAATGCGCTGAAGGTATGAAATATTCTATGGAAGAAATAGAAGAAAGTATAAAAATAAAATCTAAAAAAGGTCAAGTATATAACCAAATCAACGAATCGCTCGATTGGTTTAGAAAGTTCAACAAATATTTATGAAAGTGAAAGAGATTATAGATTACTACTATTGTCCCGTGGCAGAGACCATAGAAGTAAGCTTTAGGATGAAGGGAGACCCCGAGACTCAAATGAGAGAAGCTGAGTTTGATTTATCAACAACAAAAGATTACGGTTATTTTATTTTAGACTCAGATTATCCTGAGTCAAAAGAATTTCTTTATGAATATGAAGAAGATACAGATGAATTAGTTTTAGGTGATGAACCTAATTTTAATGAAATAAGAGTTGATACGGTAGAACTCCGAAATTTTCTTAATGAGTTCTATGGTGAAGACGAAACAAATCTTCCTGATTTGGTACCTTTTTAATTTTTTACAATTATTTAAATTTTGATTTTTTTGAGTATTTATTGGATAATCCCATGCTCAAAAATGAAATTTGACATCGACTTATATATTGATATCTTAAACTCTTTTTCTAGCAATGAAAATAAGATGGAGCTTGGTGAAGATGAGCCAGCTGCTGGCGGAGGTGGTGGTACATCTAATACAAATAAACGAGGCTCTAATTGGAATGAACTTTACACTTTAAAAAGAGGAAAGGCAAATATGCTTGGACTTAAAGGTGAGAAATGGTCAAGTGCTCTTACAAGAGGAATTGCAAATCAAATTTGGTAAATGACAAGAGAGCAAGAAAAAATATTACTTAGAAGTCTTTTATTAATGAAATATAGTAATAAAAAGACATTTAGTGAAAATTTCCAAGAAGTTGCAGGTGACTTATTATTAGAGTTGAATAAACCACAAAACAACTCAATTAAACAAAATGCTTGGGATTTTATACAATCTGAGATAAAATACCCTGCTGCTGATTTAGGAGTAACCTCACAAGTTGCTAGTGAGTTACTGCGAGTTGGGTGGACTGATGCTCAAGAAGATGAGATAAAAAAAGATAAAGACACATTAGTTGATATTCTTGATGCTAAAGTAACTGTAACAACTCAGGAATCAAAGATAGTTGAGGATATTTTAAAAAAATACTCCAAAAAATATATAATGTTTGACACTAAAGAAACTGATAGACAAAATCGTGAAATTTATGTGGCATACCCTGCGATGGAATACCTAAGAGCAATTTATGCTGAAGATGAATATGGTGATAATTTAAGAGCCGACTTATGGGCAGCACCCGGATTTATTAACGACATATGGAAAAAAAGAGTTACTGAAATATTTCAAAATTCTTTTATTGATTGGATTGAAGAAACAAATCGTATAAAAAATAGTATCATTTATAGTAAGGGTATAACTGTAACTGCATGTAAAGATAAAAACAAACAATATTATGAAGATGGTGAGGGTAGAGGAAGGTGTGTTGTTAGTGAAAAAAGATACTACGAAATAACCCCTGGGTCAAAATTTGGAAATTCTGAATATGATTTTCCTTGGGTTCCTGTTAATAATGAATCAGATGTTTACTCATTATACGCCCTTTGGTTTTTTTGGTCGGTAAATGATTTTACTTGGAAAGGATGGCAATATAGTCCTAAAGGTAAATGTTTTAAAGCGACTAAAAATATAGGTACACCTTATAGTGAAGAAAGTGTAAATGAACCGACCGCATTCACTTGTAATGCGTTTAAAAATGACGGTAAATTATTCCTACAAAATTTAATGACATCCGAAAACCCATGTGTTTGTTATAACGACACTATGGCATCACAAACTCCTTGGCAAAATCTAAATTTAAAAGATATAAATTCAACCGCAGGAAGGTTAGATAAATCATCCTTATATAGATATAATGGTTTTATTCCATCATATGCTGAGATTTTAAAAACTTTTGGCACGACAGACCTGTCATATATTATAAAATATTTGGATGAAACAAAACGTCTTTGGGTTAATAAAACTGGTAGTAAAGAACAATATAAGGAAAACACACCAAATACCGGTGATTTAAATTTTGATGTACATGATTGGTTAATGCTTGCTCAGATTGCGACTTTTTTTATACCTGTTGCAGGTCCTTGGATTTCTTTAGGTTTAAATGTATTAGATGCTGGAATATACGCTAATGAGGGTGACTATCAAACTGCGGCTTTAGTATTCGGTTTGGGATTAGCGTTTGATATTCCAGGTATTGGGGATACTCTGAAACAGTTTGGTAAGGGAGGAATAAAGGCACTAACTGTTGACGAGTTAGAAAATGTTGCAAAATCTGTAATTAATGGTGACATTGATAATCTTTCCCCAAAACAACTTGAGTTTATTAGAGAATACATGAAATTAGATAGGGCTGGTAAACTTAAACCAGGTCTTGAGGATTTAGCCGCAAAATATTCGGACGATGCGTTAGAGTCTAATACAAAAAACCCTACACTCAAAACTAATGAAAAAGAGGCTTTAGAACAATATAGTAAAAAACAATCAAAGATTGGTGTTGCGACTAACCCTGTAACTAAAGGAGGGCCTATTACTTCTGTTGGGACGGCTATAAGTGTTATTGGAGCGGTCGGAATGGGATATGATATATACAAACAAGCTTCAGACCCTTTTAGATATAATATTGAAAATTTACCTCAAGTAATTAACAAATGGTTTAAAGGTGAATATAAAAAGTCAACTTGCGGTGAAAACTGCTATAAACCAATATTTGATTATTTTGGAGTTACTGAACCATATAAAACAGAAATAAAACAAGATGTTAATTACGGATTAGACTTTAAAGGATTCGAATATACTTTACCATATGTCAATTTATCAAAACTTTGGACCGAGGGATGGAGACCTATTAATAAAAGAACTGGTAAACCCAACTCAGTTCCTGAGGAATATCAAACAGAAGTTTACAAAAAAAGAGTGGAGGAGGAAACTATAAAAATTTTGGAGGACCTTGAAAAACAAACAGGAGAAGCTGTTGAGCAGGAACTACAAAAAAGTGAAGGTTATAAAAAGGCGAGAGAAAAATCAAAAAAAGAATCAGAAAAATTAAATAAACAAACGATAGAAAGAACTGATTACGGATTTAAATTTGACCCAAATGAAGACTAATTAGTGTTTTTAATGATATTTATAAAAAAAATAAAAAAATGAAAAAAATTATTTTAGAAGAAATTAACAGAGCTAGAGAAATAATGGGATTAAACCCCAAAGTAATAACCGAAGGTACTGTCACGGATGATTTATTTAGAGCAATAGTAAATAAAGCATATAGAGAAGGTGCCGCGTCGCAGATTGATTTTTATATTAATTCCCAAGCAAAAAAATTACTCCCAACAGAACCTGGGTATAATATTGATGGACTTGTAGATTTATTAGACGATGTATCCGCAACAGGAAAAAAAGTAAATGAATTAATACCAGGAATAACAGATGACCTTTTCGAGTATCTGTTGACTAATCCAAATACAGGAATTCAAGGAGTCTTCAAGAAAGTTGTAAAAGAACATGTTTTTCCTGAAGAAATAATTGGGACTGTAGACCTTGCCACCAATAAAAAAATTCCAGGTTTATATGATAAATGGAACAAGGGCCAATTAACTGATGATGAGGCGGAAATGTTAAAATCTAATATACTTAATTTATATAAAAATGTAAATAATGATGCAATGAAAATTGCATTAGATGATATGAATATAGTCAAAAGGGCTAAAGGAGAAATGAAACCTGCCTTTGCCGATGCAAAACCTTCGGATTTTGATGACCCTCAACTTTTGAAATTTCACTCAGAGATTAAAGATAAAGTTTTAAGAGATAAAGAATATTTGTTAACTCAAGGTGATTCAAAAATGTTAGATTTAGCGCTTACCAAATCACTAATTAAACAATCAGATATTCAAAAATTAATTGACGCTAAGTATCCAGGGTTTAATAAAATGTTTGATTTATTGGATGAATATAATAGGTTATATAAACTTCCGGTCGATAAAGGGGGTATAGGAAAAATTTCTTTTGAGGATTGGCTGGAACAAACTTTGAAAGCCAGAATCCCAAATAAGGCTAGTGAACTTGCAATAAGAACTTTAAGATATTTTGCAAATCCAGTTAGAGCTTTAGCCGGAAAGGGCAATATGAATATATGGCGTGCAATATTATCAATTTTAGGAGTTACATCTGGATTTTATATTGGAGCAAATGCTTTGGCTCAAATTATAAGTGGTATGGTTAATAAAGGGTCTAATGTACTTGAGAAAGTAGATTATAAAGTTAACGTTGAAGAAAGGTGGAAAGATTATTGGAGCCCTGATAATTCTCCGAAAGTACAAATAGGTGACTCCACACGTTCAATATACCTGGCTCCTGACGATAGTAATGAAACATACAAAGGAGATGCTCCAGCAATCGAAGTTATGGATGCTGATAATCAAGTAATTAGGATTATGTCACCAAATACAATATCAATAAATGGTAAAAAATATGACCAAATTTATTTTGAACTAGCAGATACTGCTTTGGGTATTGGTGAAAGTACTGTTAACCCTGATTTAATAAAACCATACGAAGGTGGGGATAGTGAAAATGATGCTAATAAAACTAATGAAACTCCTAAAGAGGCTGTTGTTTTAGTATCCGGAGAATATAATACCGTAGACGCCACTGAGGATGAGAAGACTGCCGTTATTAATAAAATTGAATCTACTAAATCTGACTGGGAAATGGTTGATGAAGACAGGAACTACATAAAAAAAGTTGACGACGGTACAAATAAAAAATTTGAGTATGAAGGTCTTAAGAACAAATATTTCGTAACAATAGATTAAAAAATATGAAAGCCATAAACAAAAACACATTTGAGGACGAAAGATTCATTAACTCATTAAGTGAGCTTATATCCGAGGGGCCCCCTGAAGGTAGAGGAGGTGAGGGTGGAGAAGGAAGAGGAAGTCAAGGTGGTGAAGGAAGAGGAAGTCAAGGTGGTGAAGGAAGAGGAAGTCAAGGTGGAGAAGGAAGAGGAAATAAAAAGAAAGCCGACGACCCAAAAGACAGACAAAAAAAGAAACAAGATGAGGATAAACCAGACAAACCTGAAGACAAACCTGAAGACAAACCTGAAGACAAACCTGAAGACAAACCCAAAGATAACCGCGAAGACCAAAAACAAGAAACTCCAACAAAGGCAAATCCTTGTATTCCTTGGATAGCTGCGAATGTTTTTGATAGTGATGGCCAATCTCCAGAAGAAGCTGAAGAAAACGCCAAAAACTTCGCAAAATTTGTTTCAGAGAAGTTTAAGGATGAATATTTAAGAATTGTTAGAAACTTTGAAAGTAAGTGTAGTGGTCAAAATGTTGTTTTTTTAAATAATGACACCGAAGAAACATTATTTTACCAAAGTCCTTTAGTTTGGAGATTGGTGACTTCAAGTCATTATAAACCAATTAGTGATAAATATTATACTTTTTATGAGTTATGGAAAAATCCTAATTTAGTACCTGCAACTCAAACTCAAGGACAAACACAAACTCAAGGTCAGACACAAACACAAACTCAAGGTCAGACACAAACACAAACTCAAGGAAAAATTTATAAAAATATAAGTTCCACACAATTTTTCTCAGAATTAAAAAGTAGTGGAGGATTGATTAGAAAAGGGTATGTAAATGGTACTGATTTTGCAACATTTGAAAGTTTATTTTATACATCAAGGGGAGTAATAGACAAAAGAAATGTTGCTGAAGATTTTTTAAAAAATTATATTGATTTAAAAAACAAACAATTTGATAAAAGTTTTGGAAATCCTGAGGATACTTCCGATGAGTACTATAAAGATAAAAAACAATATTGGTATTCATTTTTAATAACTCTAAAACAAATTAAAATTGGTGTAAAAAATGCTTACAATTTTCTTGTAACTGAGAAAAGAGTAGACATGAAAAATTATTTGAATGACATACAAAAACAAACAAATGGTAACGATTTGTGGGTTGTGCAACCGACCTTAGGACAAAACAATAAAGCAAATTCCTTAAGTGACTTTATTTCAAAAGCTCAAGGTCAATTAATTGAATCACTAATTAGAAAAAAATTAATAGAATACAAACAAATGAAAACTTTAAGTGAGTCAGTTAGAAAAAAAATACTTCTAACAAAAGAAAATAAAGATAAAAAAATTAACAAAATCTCAGAAAATCTATATAAGATTGCCGGTGATTTCTATAATGAAAGATATGATGTATTCTTTAAAAAATATGTAAGACTTTCAGAAGCTTACAAGAAATCAACATTATTCTTGATGGAAGATTCATCAGACAATTTTTCAAACGCAATCAAAAGAGTATTTGGTGGTGATGAAGAAATACTTGTAAAAGAGGCTATTCCTTGGTTCCTATCAAAATTGGGTCTTGAAGGCGCAGTTAAAGACCAAGTTGAGAGTAGATTGAGAAGCAAATACACTGCGTCGAATGTAACAGATTTATTTAATGATGATTGGGCAAATGAAGTTGTTGATGCGGTCATCGATAATGCTCAATCAAATGTTGTGGAACCATCAAATGTTATGCAAGCAGTTGAGAAATCCTTAATGTCTAACATGGGGGCAGATTTTGAAAGGACCTTACGTAACTCAATTAAAAAACTTATAAATCCAGCCCAAGAAGAAAAGAAAACTAAAATCTTGGATTTGGACGCGAAAATAAAAGACGCCATTATCGCATCAAATAGTGAAGGTGGTAAAGGTAAAGATGAAGAAGATATTATAGACGATATTCTTTCTTCAGAAACCTGATTTAAAATTTTCCCAAGACTGAAGGAGCTCACTACTAATTACATCTTGAAATAGTGTGGGCTCCTTTGGGTAAACGGACTTTAGTCCGGCTTCTTCAGGGGTTCTATCTCCTTTTTTACAATTACATTTTGAACAACACGTTACCATATTGGACCAAGTATTTTGTCCACCTTTTGATTTTGGAATAACGTGGTCAATAGTTAGATGTTTCTGACTTCCACAATAAACACATCTGAACTTGTCCCTTTTCATAATTCTATTCTTGGAGACACTTATTTTTTTGGGTCTGTAATGAATATAATCAAGTAATCTAATAATGATTGGTCTTAGAAACTCACCAAGATAAGTTGTTATTGGTTCACCTGTTGATTGCACGACTTCAGCCTTACCCTTAAACACAAGGTTAAATCCCCTTTTAAAGCTTGTGACATTAATGGGCGAATAATCTGAATTTAAAACTAAAACTCCTACGTTCATTTATATAAATGTAAAAAAAGTAATTATGAAATTCAAATTTTTTTTTAATGTAACAGAATATTTATAAATAAAAATAATATGAAAAAAATAGTTAGACTAACAGAATCGGATTTATCAAGAATTGTTAAAAGAGCAATTTTGGAAATGGAAGTTGAGAGAGACCCAATTGAAGATGTGAAAAGTGCAATTGAATCATATATGCAATCAATTGCAAACAAAGACCCACAATATCAAAGAGAAAAAATTATGGAACTAATTACTGTTGACCTTAAACCATATCTTGCAAGTTTGGAGGGTATGAGAAAAGTAGGAGGAATGTAATAATTTAAATAAGATATAAATAAACCCCATTTTCAAAAGAGATGGGGTTTTTTATTTGATATATGGTTTTTTTGTCCTATATTTGTACTTGTGATGGAGGAAATTAAAGATAAAATAAAGAAAGCAAACTACCACAAACTTACAGGTAGTATACCTGAAGGATTTGTTATGGTTCACGAAAAAGTCATCGAGGACCTCAAAGATTTTGACAATTGGAAAGAATTCAAGTATGATTCAAATTACATCGAAGAAAAAAACATTGAAAAAGTTTTGTCAAAAGATTTTGAAGATGGAAAAATCTGAAGTATATTTGTAAAAGAATTAAATATGCACTCTTATCTGCTCTCGCTCATAACGAGTTGAAACAGTAATAGGTTACATACAGGTTCGATTCCTGTAGGGTGCACTAGAACAGGCGTTCTTTGACATAAATAAAGGAGATAATAAAATGGAAACTATGTATTTCGTTTTAGGGATGCTCTCGATAGTTGCGGCGGCTTTTGTTGCCATAGTTATTTGGGGTTTGCTTAAGATTAAAAACCAACAAAGAAGTATTGAGATACTTCAACAAAAATTAGATGAAATGCCACGAGAATTTTATTCAAGTTCAAGAGATATGACACAACATATTGATAAACGATTTGATGATGTTTGGGGTAATTTCAGTAATGTGGAAAGAGCTTTTCACGAATGCGATAAAAGTATTTTGGAAATTTCAAAATCTTACACCGACTCAAGAATAGATAAATTAATAGACACTTACTTTGATATGGTAGGCGCTAAAAAACAAATCATAAAATAAATATATAAACATAGAACGCCTGTTCTAAAATATGCTCCCATAGCTCAACTGGATAGTAGCAACGTTTTTCTAAAGCGTAGGTTGAAGGTTCGAATCCTTCTGGGAGTACTTTTTAAATTAAAATGAAAAAAACAATCCTCACGCTAATTCTAGCGTTACTAACAACAATTTCTTTCTCACAAGTTTGGTCAGACGCCACAAGTCTTGCTATAGGGTATAGAGACAACGCTGGTGAAAAATTTACTTGGGGTGAAACAAAACGATTAGATGCGGATATTCCAGTTAAAATTGATAATAATGAAATTACCATCTTCACCGAAAATATTCAGTATTACCAAACTTTAAAACCTGAGTATACAACTGAGGATGGAAATGGGTTTTATTGGTATGCCGTTGACGGTAATAGAAAACGATGTAAATTTTATATGTATGGTGGAGAAGATTCAAATGTCATTATGATTGAGTATGATGATGTATGTATAATTTACGGAGTAATTTACAGATAGTTGGCACGTAGATATTAAATTAAAGTAAAGGGGCAATTGCCCTTTTTTTTATGATTTTTATAATATTTATTACAGTAATAACTTAAACTTTAAAGGCTGAATAAATATGGTGTTAGGAGATATTTTGGAAACGATAATTACGTCTGTTACGTCTATTACAGTTGCATTAATCGCAGCAGGTTTTTTTAAAAAGTTTTCTGACAGAAATAAAGAAAATAGTTCTAAGAAGAAACTAGTTAAACAGATTGAGAAAGATGAACTTGTTCATTTCACATTAAAAGAAATTAGAAGAAAATATCACGCAGATAGAATCTATATAATTCAGTTCCATAACGGAGGAATATTCTATACAAATTCTCCAATGCAAAAAGCGTCCGTTACATTTGAAAGATGTTCAGATGGACTTGAAAGAGTATCAGACCACTTAAACAATATTTTTGTTAGTCACTATACTTGGCTTATAAAACACTCTTTAAGTAATACAATGTATTATACTGATTGTGAAAATATTGAGGATGTTGCAACAAAGGCTCTACTTAGAAAGTTTGGAACACAAGGGACGGCAGCTGTTCCGATTTTTGATATACAAGAACAACTTGTATCAATTATGGTTTTGGACTGGGTGTTTAGTGAAATACCTTCAGACTTTATTAAAGATGAGGAATTTACAGGAGAATTTAAAGACGAGTTAGTAACAGACGGCGAATCAGTTGGAAATTTGATTATTTAAACCCAGTGTTTTAATTCAGGGTCATTTATATTTCCGGCAAAATATCCTTTTTCTAACTCAATACTTGTATTGACCTCAGCAAATACAGTTTCACCCATAATATCTGAAAAATCATCATCACTTATATTACCACTAGTAGAATATATCATAATAACATATGAACCATATTTTGACTCATCAATCGGTTCAAGTTCACCTAACACTTCAAGGTAGTTTAAAAGTGATTTATTAATTGATACGTAATTTTTTTGCTCAATGGAATATTCACTCCAACTTTCTTGAGTTCCTTCTCCACTGCAATCATCACAAGTTTCATATCCATCTCCGTCACATATCGGACAGTCTACATATCCATCTCCGTCACATCTATCACACGTATCACCTTCACCATCTTCACCACTACCATCACATTCATCACATTCAACTCTTTTCTCACCATCACATTCGTGACAAGCTATTGTACCATCACCAGAGCAGTTATCACAACTTTCGTCAGGATGAGATGAATCAACGTCAATTGTTGAAAAACTAAAAAGGTCTTTCTCACATCTTTCAACGACATCCTGTAAATCTCTTCCTTCTTTATATCCTTGAATTAAAAAACTTAAATATACTATTTCTTTGGCATTCAAAGCCTTTTCAATAGGTTTTAAAAATTTATCATTTTTAATATAATAATATACTCCAGTTGCAGACGTTGATGTCTTTATGGTCGGGGCAATTCTTCTTGCTAAATTTAAAAGTTTTTGCATATATTTATAAATATATATTTTTTCAAATGAAAAGTAAAAAATTATTAAATGAAATTACCTATACAAAGTCATTGATGGGTATAGAAGAAAATTTAATAAAGGAATCATTTGACTCTGAAGATATTTCTTCTTTGTCAAAACTAAAATCAGGCCCAATGAAATCTGATAAAAACTTTGTTATTCACCATACCGCTGGTAGAGGAAGTGCCGAACATGTTGTTGGTGTTTTAAATAACAGAACAATTGACGGTAAAAAAGTTGTTTTAGGGGTACAATGGGTAATAGATAGAGATGGAAAAATATTCCAAACTTTACCAAAAGGACATATTGGTGCTCACATATTAAATTCAGATAATTTTTCTAGCGCTCCGAGAGGTATTAATAATACAAATAGTCAAGGAGTTGAGATTGTTGCCAAAAATGATGAAGATATTTTACCAATTCAGTGTTTGGCAACCCTTAAATTAATTAAAGGTTTGGGTTATTCTAAGGGAAACATTTATGGACATGGAGAATTAAATCCTGGTCATAGACCCAAATCTGAAGGACAAACTTGTAAATCATTTGTTTTAAAACATTGGAATGATGATGTAGATGAACTTGAAGAAAAAATGAAAGAATCAGATTTTATGAAAGATGTTGATTCTAGTTCTGCTAAAGAGGACAAAGTTGAAAAATTATTAAACAAAATTGGACTTAAAAAACTTGCAGATATGGACTTAGATAAAGACGGTAAAAAATTCTCAAAGGAAGTATCGGATTTATTTGGTGGAAAAAAGGACAAAGATGATGAAAAAGAAGAAGATGATGATGATGATGAAGGAATTTTTAAAGATGTGTTTGGAATTTCTCTTGGTGACTTGGTAAAAAAAGCAAAAAAACTTTTTGAGCAACAATTAAAAGAAGATATACAAAGAATGAAAAAACCCCTTAAATAAGGGGTTTTTTTAATTGGTGGAGGTGCGGGGAGTCGAACCCCGGTCTTGCTCATACGGATTAATAAGGACTACACGCTTAGGTTAATGATGGTTCTCACCATTCCAAAATATTCCGTTTAGATTACCCTTCCATAACGGACAAACAAGGGTTTGTTTCTTTTTGGGTAGAAACCACACCACTACTACGACTTCTGTTCCAAGGTTAGTGTCTGCCGACCCGTTTTGTAGGCTAATCCTAGATTAGGCTACTGATACTTCTTCAGTGCGGATGAAACCGAGTGTCTGAAGTTTTGCAATTGTATTGCCATTTAACTTTTGTGACCATAGATTAAAGTGATAGGAAACATTTCACTGCGTGCCCCGATTAACAAGTTATGCCAATCAATTCCAAAGAACACCCCCATATTTCAAATAACGTGATACAAAGATATAAATAGTTTATTGCTATTCCAAGTATTTATTTAAAAAAGTTTTTAATGTCTTTATACAAAGCACTCATAGATTTTAGGGATAATGATAATGACCCAATGTGGATTAAACAAGAAGACACAGATGACATTGTCAGAGTTAGAAGTATAAATAAAACTAAAAGAGGTAAGTCATTACTTTATTTGGATTTTGATAATGAGACCTATGTCAAAATGTTTACCGATGCAGATGGTAGAGAAAATAACAATTCTTTCTTAATTAATGTTGCACTTGGAAGAGGTTATTATGGTGATTCCGTTTTTATTGACACTTATTATTTTGGTGATGAAGAAATGAAAGAGGGAATGATTTTTAGATATTTTTCAAATGAGAATATCCAACTTTTAAAGAAGATTTTAAGAATTGCCGCTCCAAGTCTATTAACCAAAATGGAAGATAAGTATGATGAGATTGGAAGATGGTTAATGTCAAATTTTGAAAGTAATGCAAACGAAATTGCTTCAGTTTATGGGTATGAATATGACTTGGCACTTATTCAAGGATTAAGACAATACATAAATCAAAAATTTTGTAATGTATTTACACCATACGGTATAATTGAAAAAACTTGTGCTTCAGAATATTATACAACAGTTGATAATTTGATTAGATTTTGGGATGATTCAGGTGCTGATAAAGAATTATCTATTACTGAAATGTTTAAATTTTTTATATTAAAAGAAGGACTTGAGTTAGATGAAGATTTATATGATGACTATTATGCCTATTATGACAATGCAAACTTTGACCAAATGAATTTTGATAGAACAGTAGATAGAGAATTAGAATCTATACTTGAAAAACTTGAGGAGCAGCAAGAAGAAGGAACACTTGCTCTAAATCTTGAAATATATGAATTTTTGAGTAAACAACAATATCAATTTGATGAGTGGTATCCACAAAAATCTGAAAAAACGTTTGGTAAAGTTGAAAAAAACATGGGTGAAATCAATTACTTTAAATTTAAAGATTTGTCTGACGGAGAAGTTATTGTTTTATTTCAAACACCTTCAGGAGTCAAAAAAAGTAGTATGGATTTGGAAAAATTAAAATTATTTCTTTACCATCCTGAGCTTTTTTAAGAAAGTCTTTGTATATTTGTCAACAATTAAATAACAAATGAAAAATCTTGATTTTTTTAAGAAACTGCTTTCAGTTCCAACCTACACTTACCACGAAGACAAAATGATTGCATTTCTTGAGAGTCATTTGGAGTCCAAGGGATATGAACATTATACCGATGAATACGGAAATGTTTATGTAACCAAAGGTACCCTATCTGAAGGTGAGAATTACCCTTGTGTTGTTGCCCACACTGATACGGTTCACAAACTTGACACAATTAATGTTTTTGAGGAAACCCTTCCGAATTCAAAAGGAGAAGATTCGCTATGTCTTAAAGCATATAATGATTTTGATGAACCAACAGGAATTGGTGGTGATGATAAATGTGGTGTTTTTGCTTGTCTTGAGCTTCTTGATAAGTTTGATGTGATTAAAGCGGCATTCTTTGTATCAGAAGAAATTGGTTGTATTGGTTCAAAAAACGCTGATGACAGATTCTTTGATAATGTTGGATATGTTATTGAGTTTGACGCACCAGGTGACTACATGGTTACCCATTATTGTTTCGGGGTTAAGTTATATGACCAAGATTCAGAGTTTTTTGAAAAAACTAATAAAGTATTAACAGAACATATGCTTGGAACACCTCAATACATGGTTCACCCTTATACCGATGTATACGCTCTGAAAAAGAAGTATGATTTTGCTTGTATCAACTTCTCAATTGGTTATCACAACTATCACACAAAAAATGAATATGTGTGTGTTGAAGAAGTTGAGGCGGGAATCAAATCAGGTGAAGAACTCATTAAGTCTTTGGGTAAGGTCAAGCACCATTTTGACCACCCATCAAAAGTTAATATATAAAAAAAGGGGATTACTCCCCTTTTTTCTTTCTACTCTTAGTTTTTTTCTCTGTTAGTTGTTCTTCACAAATAACATTCTCCTCCTCCATTCTGATTGTGTACGGTTTTTCTTCTTTGATGTTTCCTTTGAGCACTTCATCAGAAATATAGTCTTCTAATTTTTCTTGAATTGCTCTTTTAAGTGGTCTTGCTCCGTATACTTCGTCAAATCCAACTTTGGAAACAAAATCAATTACAGATTGGTCAAATGTAATGTTAAGTTTAATACCGGAAAGTCTATTAGATAATTTGTTAATTTCAACCATAACAATCTTTTTAACATCCTCATTCCCCAATGTGTTAAACACAATAATTTCATCGAGTCGGTTGATAAACTCAGGTGCAAAATAGTTTTTGAGTTCCTTATTTAACATTTGTTTTTTGAGTTCTTGGTCGGCATAAACATTACTTGATTTACCAAAACCAATACCTGCACCAAAATCTTGCATTTTTTTAACCCCAATGTTAGATGTCATAATGATAAGACAATTTTTGAAGTTGATTTTTCTTCCAAAACTATCTGTCATGTAACCTTCATCCAAAAGTTGCAAAAGTGATGAGAAGATGTCTTTGTGAGCCTTTTCAACCTCGTCAAATAACACCACCGAATAAGGTTTTGTCTTAACCTGTTCGGTTAGTTGACCCCCTTCCTCATATCCAATATAACCAGGAGGAGCTCCAATAAGTCTTGAAACTGAGTGTTTCTCTTGAAACTCACTCATATCAACACGAATCAGATTTTCTTCGCTACCAAATATTTGTTTTGCAAGTTCCTTAGCAAGTAATGTCTTACCAACACCTGTTGACCCAAGGAATATAAATGAACCGATTGGTTTGTTTGGGTCTTTGATACCAAGTCTATTCCTACGTATAGATTTTGCAATTGTTTTGATTGCCTCAGGTTGACCAATTACCGACTTCTCTAAACTTTCTTCCAAATTTATCAAATTCTTTGTATCATCCAAAGAAAGTTTGTTTACAGGAATTTTGGTCATAATCGACACTACATCGTAAACTAGTTCGATTGGGATATCCTTTCTTTTTGTTTGGAGGTCTTGCTCAAATTTATTTCTTTCAATATCCAACTGAGACAATACTTTCTTTTCTCTATCTCTAAGTTGAGCCGCCATTTCATAGTTTTGTTTTTTAACAACGAGAAGTTTTTCTTCACGAATTTTTTGAGATTCTTTTTTAAGTTCCTCAATAATCTCAGGATTCTTAACATCCACTTGAGCTCTTGCCCCTACCTCATCCAAAATGTCAAAAGCCTTATCAGGGAATTCTCTGTCTGTAATATAACGGTCGGCAAGTTCAACACAAGTTTGAAGAATTTCATCTGTATAATTTACTTTGTGGTGAGCCTCATACTTATCCTTCACATTGTTCAAGATTTGTAAAGTTTCCTCCTTGGTTGAAGGTGAAACAATTACCTTTTGGAATCTTCTGTCCAATGCCCCGTCCTTTTCAATGTTCTTTTTAAACTCATCCAAAGTGGTTGCTCCGATACATTGAATCTCTCCGCGAGAAAGTGCTGGCTTTAAAATGTTAGATGCGTCAAGTGAACCTGAGGCGTTACCTGCCCCAACGATTGTATGAATCTCATCAATAAAAAGAACCACATTTGGATTATTTTGAATTTCTTCAATAATAACTTTTAATCTCTCTTCAAATTGACCCCTATATTTTGTGCCAGCAACAATTGAATTTAAGTCCAAAGACAAGATTCTTTTTTCTAAAAGGTTTCTTGGGCAATCCCCTTGGAATATCTTCATTGCAAGTCCCTCAACAATTGCGGTTTTACCACAACCTGGTTCACCAATAATAATTGGATTATTTTTCTTTCTACGAGAAAGAATTTGAGCGATACGAATAATTTCTTGTTCTCGACCAACAACAGGGTCAAGTTTATTTTCTTCAGCTAATTTAATTAGGTCTCTTGAAAAGTTATCCAAAACAGGAGTCTGACTATCGGTAGATTGTCTTGGTTTATTTTTCTTTCCGTCATCCATTGAATCTGTCATAATAATAATTTTTTAAAAATTTAATCTAATTATTCCTATTTTTCAATAGATAAATTTATTGACTGAGATAAGTTTTATTTTATATTTATGATATGGGAATTATTAAAGAAGAAATAAAAGGAACAAAAATTATTAACCAAATTGAATCAAGTAATTTGGTTGAAACCGAATACGACACTGCAACTAAAAAACTTGTTGTTGAATTTAAGAATGGGGCAAAGTATGAATATGAAGATGTTCCCCACCAACTATATACAAGTTTCCGTTTATCTGAGTCTCAGGGTAAATTTTTTACTTCAGAAATATCAAAAAAGTTTAAATACAAAAAGTTATAATTTATTAGATATTTATAACTTGTGAAGAACGACGAAATCATTAATAGTTTTGGAACAAGAGATGAGTTAAACCCAAAGATTTGGGATAATAACGATACGCTTAATAAAGAAGTTAGGGAAAAACTTCTTGCAGTTGCGACAGAGTTTATAGATTTTTTAGGTGTCCCGATTTTAGTTGGGGATATTATTTTTACAGGCTCTCTTGCAAATTATAACTGGTCAAAATATTCTGATGTTGACCTACACGTTGTTGCCGACTTCAATCAATTTAGTGATGATTTATTACCACTTTATCAAGAGTTGTTTAAAGTTAAAAAAACATTATTCAATACAGACCATGATATAAAAATATTTGGTTATGATGTTGAGTTGTATGTCCAAGATTCAAACGAAGCTCATTTTAGTAGTGGGGTATATTCAGTTTTAAATGATGAATGGGACAACAAACCAAAAAAAGAAAATGTTAAGATTGACAAAAATCTGATTCGTCAAAAATCAAATCAATGGATGGAAATAATTGACACCGCTTTAGATGCGGCTTCAGATGTTACGGCGGACGATGCAAGGGAAATACTTAAAAAGTGTAAAAATAAGTTAAAAAAATACAGAACTTGCGGTCTTGAAAAAGAAGGGGAATATTCGGACGAAAATTTAGTTTTTAAAGTTTTAAGAAGAAATGGTTATATTGAAAAACTCATGAATTTTGAAAATGATGTTGTAGATAAAGAACTATCTCTATAAGTTTTTTCCCTATATTAAAAAAAACGTAACATTTAATATATTTATAGAGAAAAAACTACGCTATGGCAGTATTATCAGCAGGAACTTATACTTATGTGTTATTTAATTACACAGGTGCAACAAATTGTGCGGCTTGTACGTCCTCAATCCAACCTCACCCATCTTATGGAAGTATGACAAATTCGGCAGATACTATTGTTCAGCTACAAGCAATAACATTAGGTGGTTTTAATGGATTAAACAACTAAAAAATATTCGAAATGAGTAAACTCAAACCAATAGGTAGTGAAAAATTAAAAGGTCAAGAACAAATAAATAGAATTCTTGAAATTGCAAAATACAAAGAGAATTTACCAAATTCAATTAATGAAAGTTCAAGAACTGACTACAGTACAAAGTTAGTAGATGGTAATGTCTATTATATTGTTAAAGAAAAATTGGGTTATATCATTAAAAAAGGGTTGAACGAATCAACTTTGGATTACATGGACCCTATGAAAAATAGAGTATATTATTCTTCATATTCTGATGCTCTTAAAAAACTTAACTTGGTTGCAAAAGAACTTAATAGAGTTCACAATATTAATGAAGGCATTTCTTTATTTACCGAAGATAAAAAATATTTTTTAAAGAACCCAAACCCAGCTCCTCAAGAAGAGGAAACTCCTCCACCTGCACCAATGCCTGAACCATCGGCCGAACCAACCCCAACTCCTCCACCCGCAGAACCTGAAGGTGATATGGGTATGGATTCAGGTGAAGATATGCCTGAGGCACCATCAGATGAAATGCCTGAAGCGGGGCCAGACGATGTAGAGGGTGACGTATCTTTTAAAATGATACAAAAACTTACAGGAAAACTTGCTCAAAAAATAAGAGACCTTCAAGATAAAGATGAAGAAATTACATCAAAAGATGCAAAATATGTTGTTAATTCAATTTTGTCGGCACTTACTGATAATTTAGAAGACGATGATAAAGATGATATTATTGCAAAATTAGAAGGTGAAGAAGACGAAGATATGGGTATGGAGGACGAATCAATGCCTGAGGAAGGTGATGATATGGGTATGGAGGACGAATCAATGCCTGAGGAAGGTGATGGTGAGGAAGAAACTCCTAATAGTGAAGTGACTGAAAACTTACCTCCAGATGGTAGGGGACTTCAAAAATTACCTGAAGGTGAAATGACTGAAAAGTACGTTGAAGCGGCTCTTAAAAACATTTTTAAAGAATCAAAAGTAGATAACGTTTTGTCAAAATATTTTGTTATAAATGAAAATGAAAAAAAGTTTCACCAAACAAAAAAACAAAACAAAAAAATATTAATAGAACAAAAGAAAAAATCAGACAAAAATCAAATTGCAAGACTTTCTGAAACAGTTAAACAAAAAAAAGTTGCAACAGATGTTATTAATAGTTTTCCTGATATGAAATTTGTCGGTAAAACAAATAAAGGAAATTTGGTTTTTGAACATAATAATAAACAACTTAAAGTTTCACCAAAAGGTGAGCTATTATGAGTTATTTAGTTTTTATAAACGGACTTGGACCTAACTATAAAGGAAATAATATTTATGAATTTGTTTTCTCAAATAGTTTAGAAGTGTGGGGAGATGATTGGGACACAGAACCAGCAAACGGAAACCCAACATCACCCGAAGCCGAGTATATTAAAAAGGTAGGAGTTTTGAATAGGGAGGGGATTGACCTCGAACTTATCCAAAACTCCGATTTTTTTTCAATGAAGGACGGAGTTGACAAAGTTGTTGCTCTTGGATGGGAAAGAGATAAAGATATAGATAATAGACTTGTTTTTCACTTCGGGGACACTGAAGAAGTTGTCAAAAACAAATTGTACGAGAAAGACATAATTTTAGAATTTTATAAAGAATTTGAAAATGGACAAAAAGAAAAAAAATCTGCAAGAAATGTATAAGCTTGGTTTTACTAATAAAACCTTATCTTTGCTTAACGAATCTCAAATCGAAATGATTTTGGAAAAGATTAAAAAGAAGGAAACCAAAGAAATTGAACAAAAGACGACAACATCTTTTATTGCCAATAAAAACGAAGTAAACTCAGGAGTTGAAATTCCAGCAGGAACTACTAAATTTAAAATGAATCCAGATGGTTCTGCTGAATTTACTGAAGGTAAAAAGAAAAAAAAGAAATACAATCCTTGGGCTGTTTGTACGGCATCAGTCGGCAGAAAAAACAAAAAGAAATATGAAGATTGTGTGATGGGGGTTAAAAAGAAACTCAAGGAAGGCAGAAGTCCATATGAGTATCTAATAGAATCTAAGATGGAAGAAATTGTTGAAAATAATTTGTCTCCAAAGATGAGTAAAGGTGAATTATTACGTATCATTGCAGAAAAGAAAATGATGATGAAAAAACCTATTGGTAAAATGATATCAATGAAAGGAGAGGCTATGGAAGGAGATACCAAAACAGCCCCTGCCCCAACAAGAACGACTCCAAAAACTGAACCTGGTACAAGACCTTCACACCCTGGTAGAAGAAGTAAGGAACAACCAAACCCAAAACCAAAGGCAAAGAAAAGTCATAGTGATTCTGAAATGGAATCAAAAAAAAGTGAAATAATTACAGCAATTTCTAACTTAATAGACAAAGCATTAAAATGAAAAAATATAAATTATACGAAGCCCCTGTAGATTATGGGGATTATCCCGAGAGAATGGACCCAAATTTGGAAAGAAAACTTGGTAGTCCTGAAAGTTTATATGCAAAAAATCCAGCATTCAGAAAAGGTTCCGGTGATGTCGAAAGACTCGCTGGTACAAGATTTAAGGAAGTTGTAGATAGAGTTAGGGATGCGTTTGACCAACCAAATTTGTCATCAAATCAGGTTAAACAACAAATCATGCAACAGATGATGATGACTACTCAAAGAATCATGTCAATTGAGAGTCAACATAATGAAGAATTGGTTGACTTGGCTCTTGAACTTGCATTAGAAGAAACTGGAACCGATAGAGATTGGTATCAATATGAATTGACTTTAGGAGGAACACCACCAAGTGCTGGTGGATTCCAAATGAAACAAAAAGAAAAACCAAAATTTGAATTACCTAAATCTTTTGATATTGATGTTGAGACTGATGAAGAGCAATTCCAGTCTGAAGTAGATAAAAGAAATATTATCAATTTGATTATTCAGGGTGAGGCTAAGAAAGGTCACTATTCATTTATGAAACCATCTTATATGAATAGAATTGCCGAGATTGACCCACAACTTCCAACTCTTTATAGACAAGTAATGGCGGCAAATGATTTGCTTTATTTTACAATGGAACAAATGATTGAAATGATGAGTCAAACTGGCTCGGGAGTTGCAGGTAAAATGGAATTACAAGATGCCGATGATGAAGATGAGGGCGGAGAAGGACCTGATACAAAAATTGTTGCGGGAGGTTTAATTCTTCCAATTCTTCTTCACGAGATTATTAAAGCTTTAGAAGAGGCACCTGCAAGAGAACAATTTGCAGATATGGACCCAGAAAGGGCTTCAAATATAATGGGACAAACTGATATTTTACCAAATGAACCAATGCAGTTAAGACTTGGTCCAGCTGTTGTTGAGTTAATCAAATATGTTCTACCCGATGAAATGTTTGACCCTGAAAATGCTGGATTAAATCCTTGGTTTAAGAGAGAACTTTATAAAATTGCGGCAAAAGAATTCTTAGACTTAATTGGTGATGCAATTTCTGAAAACAAAACTGAGAAGGACAGAGCAAGAAAAAGATTTACTGAAGTTATGAAAGCAGCTCAAGCCGCCAAGAAAGAATACGATGATTATAATACTGGAAAAGACCAAGAAGATATGGATGATTTTCTAGCGAGTTTATAATGTAAATAGATTAAAATTTAAACCCCCTCTAATAAAAGGGGGTTTTTTTGTATTTATAAAAAAAAGTCAAATGTCTTTAACAAGAGAACAGGTTTTATTGGAATATGGGAAGTGTATGAAGAGTACACCTTATGCATTGAAAACTTATTTACAAACTTACGATAATACCGTATCAAAATATGTTCCTCTTGAATTATTTCCAGACCAACAAACTTTGATTGAGGACTATGAAAATTTTAATGAAAACATTGCTTTAAAATATCGTCAAGCTGGAGTATCAACCGTAACGGCCGCTTGGGCATCGAAAAAACTAGCATTTGCAAAGAAAACAAAACCTGAAAAGATTTTGATTATTGCAAACAAACTTGACACTGCCGTTGAAATGGCGAACAAAGTTAGAGGATTTACTGAACAATGGCCATCTTGGACAGGTATTGGGTTTTCCGCTGAAAAGAATTCACAAAGACACTTTAAATTAAATAATGGATGTGAAGTTAAGGCAGTTGCAACATCAAAGGATGCTCTCAGAGGTTATACTCCAACCATATTAATATTTGACGAAGCCGCATATATCGAAGCTGATTCTGACTTTTGGGCCGCTTGTATGGCATCACTTTCAACAGGAGGTAAGGTAATTGTTATATCTACACCAAACGGATTTGACCCAATATATTATGAAATCTATGACCAAGCTCTTCGTAACATGAATGAGTTTAAGGTTTCGGAGATGGTATGGTTTAAAGACCCAAGATATGCGAAAGATTTATCTCTTATAAAAGTTAATGATGTTATCCACTTTTATTTGAATAGAGATGAATATCCTGATGTGGAATCAATTGATTATTCTACAATACCATTTAAAGAAAGAAATTTTGAGGATGTAAAATCACTCATTAATCAAGGGTATAAACCTACTTCTTCTTGGTATGAGTCGATGGTTAAAAAATTAAAGTACGACAGAAGAAAGGTTAACCAAGAATTGGAGTGTAAATTCCTTGGGTCTGGTGACAATGTATTTGATGCTGAAATGCTCCAGAACTATAGAGAGAATATGATAAAGGAACCAACCAATAAAATGATGGGAGGTTCAATTTGGATTTGGAAGGAGCCAGTTATTGGTCACAAATATATAATGGGAGTTGACGTTAGTCGTGGAGACTCTGAAGACTTTTCATCTATACAGATTATTGATTTTAATGAAAGGGAACAAGTGTTTGAATACGTTGGTAAAATTCCTCCTGATACACTTGCTGAGGTCGGTTATAAGTGGGCAAATATGTATTCAGCTTTTATTGTTATCGATATAACGGGTGGAATGGGAGTTACAACGGCAAGAAAACTACAAGAATTAGGATATAAAGATTTATATGTTGATGGAGTTGACCATTTTAATAAATGGAAATATGACCCAAAAACTGCGGATAAAATACCAGGAATAAATTTCAACAACAAAAGAGTTCAAATTATTGCGTCTTTTGAGGAACATTTGAGACATGGGTTTAAAATTTATTCATCAAGACTTTTAAATGAAATGGGGACCTTTATATATATTAATGGAAGGCCTGACCACCAAAAAGGTCATCACGACGATTTAATTATGTCTTTATCAATGTGTACATATATTGCAGAGTCTTCATTTTCTTCAGTATCAAAGGTAACACAACACGCAAAGGCAATGCTTGAGTCATGGCAAGTTTCATCAAATACTAAAAGACATTCGGATTATTTTAATCCAATTATTACAGATAATAAACAAGTTAATAATCAGCCTACAAAAAATGATTATATGAACTATAATTGGTTGTTTGGAGGGCTAAGATAATGGGTTTAAATAGAAGACCAAAAACAGGTAGAAATTTTGACGGTTCAAAATTGTTAATTAATAACAATGGTATTAAGACCGTGCAACCAAAAATTTATGATACAAATAAATCGGTAAATAATGTACCAGGAATAGTTGCAACACCGCCACCTACTCCAAGCATAACACCAACAAATACTATTACACCATCAATAACACCAAGTAATACTCCTACGCCATCAATAACACCAAGTAATACTCCTACGCCATCAATAACACCAACTAACACTCCAACAACCTCAATAACCCCCTCAATTACACCAACGAATACACCAACCGCTTCTGTAACAAAGACACCTACAAATACACCTACCCAAACTCAAACCCCCACTGTTACTCCAAGTATTACACCAACAAATACTCCAACACCATCTGTAACTAAAACAGCAACACAAACTCCAACTGCCACTCAAACCCCTACCGTAACCCCAAGTATTACGCCAACAAATACTCCGACACCATCTGTAACAAAAACTCAAACTCCGACACCATCTGTAACAAAAACTCAAACTCCGACATTGACTCCCACCCCCTCAGTTACAAAGACAATAACTCCAACAGTTACTCCCACCGTAACAAGAACACAAACACCAACCGTAACAAGAACACAAACACCAACAAATAGCGTAACTCCAACAAGTAGTATAACTCCAACTGTAACTCCAACAACCTCAATAACTCCTACAGTAACTCCAACAACCTCAATAACTCCTACAGTAACTAAAACTAAAACTCCAACTCCCACAGTTACAAAAACTCCTCCACCTTGTGATTGTTACGTGGTTAATAACCCTTCATTTATTGAAAAACCAACAGTTTTCTTTGTAAGATGTAACGGGTCTAACAGTAGTTTTAATGCTGAAAATGGAGACAATTATTTCTGTTCTAGAACCTATCCTGTAGTTGGTGGTCCTGTAACTATAACATATTCTGGAGTCTGCTCGTCATTATGTGCCCCTCCTACACCATCGGCTACTAAAACCCCAACCCCAACTTTGACTCCAACTAAAACTCCAACTAAAACTCCGACCCAAACTCCAACACCTTCAATAACTCCAACAACAACACCGACAACAACACCAACACCTTCGGTAACTGAAACTAAAACTCCGACCCCAACAACAACAAAAACCCCAACAACGACACCAACTGCAACAGTAACAACAAGTTGTTCTAAACCAGGTGGACTCACAACAATAGTAATTGGTTCATCTTGGTCAACCGCAGGGGGGGGATTTACTCAAGATATTTATGACTTACCAGACGATGCAACCGCTTGCACCGCTTATAGTAATTATCAGTCTAATGCGGGGGCAACTTCTGCCGGACTATTTATTACAACGGCTTCTTTTGCATCTGGAGAAAGAGTGTACGATGATGGGACAACCTCATGTTTTTGCACAACACAAAATGGTAGATATTGGGTTAATTTAGTGAATCCGTCTATATTACCAAACCAATCAGATGGTGTTTATGTTGTTTTAATCACGGATTGTGTTATCCAAACAATATCAACTTGTGCTCCTACTACTCAAACAGCAACTGCGACTCCAACATCTACACCAACACCAACATTAACTCCTTCTATAACCTCGACAAATACACCTACAGTTACTCGAACCCAAACTCAAACGCCAACAGTGACTCAAACGCCAACTCAAACTCAAACGCCAACAGTCACAAGAACTCA